ACAAAAAGTGAGTTTGCCTCCACTTTTTTTCCCGCCTGGATGATGGGGCTGCGGGGAGATCTGAAAATTATACAGACCACACACACCGCAGAGCTGGCGGTTCGCTTTGGCCGGCGAGTCAGAAACATCATTGACAGTAACGAATATCAACAGGTTTTCCCCAAACTTAAACTGCAGGCGGATAATAAGTCAGCCGGTCGCTGGACCACCAATCAGGGCGGCGAGTCTTTCTATGCCGGCGTAGGGGGCGCGATCACTGGCCGCGGTGCCGATCTTCTTATTATTGACGATCCAGTGTCGGAGCAAGACGCGCTTAGCCCCACCGCGATGGATTCCGTATACGAATGGTACACGTCTGGTCCACGGCAGCGTTTGCAGCCTGGGGGGATCATCGTCATCGTAATGACCCGCTGGAGCACAAAAGACCTTGTTGGCAAGGTGCTTCGCAAGCAGGCTGATGACTACGCGGATCAATGGGATTTGGTAGAGTTCCCGGCGATTATGCCGGAGTCAGAGACACCCCTTTGGCCTGAGTTTTGGCAGAAGGAAGAGCTGCTTTCGGTAAAAGCAAGCTTGCCGATAAGCAAGTGGAATTCTCAGTGGATGCAAGATCCCACCGCGGAAGAGGGATCTATCGTCAAGCGCGAGTGGTGGAATGAGTGGGAAGCAGAGTATGTTCCTGAGTACTCCTACGTCATCCAAAGCTATGACACGGCTTTCAGTAAGAAAGACAGCGCCGACTACTCTGCTGTCACGACTTGGGGGGTGTTTAAGCCGCGGGACGGTGACCCAGACGCGATTATTCTGTTGGACGCCAAGCGCGTGCGAATGGATTTCCCAGAGTTGAAAAAAATGGCGTGGGAAGAGTACAAGTACTGGGAACCCGATTGCGTGCTAATTGAGCAGAAAGCATCTGGCACTCCGCTTACTCAGGAGCTGCGAAGGATGGGTATCCCGGTCACAAGCTACACGCCGTCTCGAGGTCAAGATAAAGTCGCCAGGATGAATAGTGTGGCGCCAATATTTGAGAGTGGTATGGTGTGGGCTCCAGACCATGTTTTCGCAGAAGAGGTAATCGAGGAGCTCGCTGCATTTCCTTTTGGCGACCATGACGATTACTGTGATTCAGCCACGATGGCGCTGATGCGGTTTCGTCAGGGTGGGTTTCTGCAGCTAGAATCCGACGAAAACATGGAGATGCATCCGCTGCGGCGCGACAGACAGGTATATTACTGATGGCAATCGAAAGACAAGGCGTAGATGATCCCGACGTAATCCCCTTGGGTAGGGCGATGGAGGTCACCCCAGAGCCCACGCGAGAGGATCTCGTGCGCCAGGCTGTAGAGGTTCTGGTCACGGATGACGAGATTCTCATCGATGATGAGATTAACGCAGCACCCGCTCCTCTACCTGTTGAGCCATTTGACGCCAACCTTGCAGATAGCATCTCCGAAATAGAGCTCATGCGGATCGCAAAGGAGTTGCTGACCTCTATCGAAGCCGACAAAGAATCCCGCGCAGAGTGGGAAAAAACCTACGTTGACGGGCTCAAGTACCTGGGCATGAAGTTTGACGAAATGCGCAGCACGCCCTTCCAAGGCTCCAGCGGAGTCATCCACCCGATACTCGCAGAGGCCGTCACGCAGTTCCAGGCCCAGGCTTACAAAGAAATGCTGCCCGCAAGGGGCCCAGTAAAAACAGAGATCGTTGGTGCCCGCACGCCAGAGGTGGAGGCCCAGGCAGACCGCATCGCAGAATTTATGAATTTTTATCTGCTCAACGTCTGCGAGGAGTACGATCCAGAGCTAGACCAGATGCTGTTTTTCTTGCCGTTAGCAGGTAGCGCTTTCAAAAAGGTGTACTACGACACCGCCAAAAACAAGGCCGCAAGCAAGTTTATTCAGCCACAAGATCTCATTGTGCCCTATGAGGCGACTGACATTTTCACTGCAGAGCGCGTGACTCACTCCCTTGAGATGTCTGGCAATGAAATCAGAAAGCTGCAGCTATCGGGTTTTTACTCTGACGTGTCGATTAAAGATGGCCCCTATGGTCAAGATCGGGATGAGATCGAAGAGCAGATAGACGCTATCGAAGGGATTGAGCCTAATTATCAGAATAGTCGGGATCACTTGATCTATGAAGTGCACACCGTGCTGGACCTCCCAGGCTATGAAGACTTAGGTGCGGATGGACAGCCTACTGGCCTCAAGCTGCCTTACATACTGACGATTGATGAGAACAGTCAAAAAGTGCTGTCAATCAGGCGGAACTACAGAGAAGACGATCCGTTTAAAGCGAAGATCAATTACTTTGTCCAGTTTAAGTTTTTGCCCGGCCTTGGGTTTTACGGCCTGGGCCTTAGTCACATGATTGGCGGTATAGCAAAAGCCAGCACCTCAATACTGCGGCAGCTGATTGACGCGGGCACTCTGGCCAATTTACCGGCGGGCTTCAAGGCCCGAGGCATGCGAATACGAGATGAGGACGAGCCACTGCAGCCAGGCGAGTTTCGGGACATCGACACGACCGGCGGTAACCTCCGAGAAAACCTCATACCTCTGCCGATCAAAGAACCAAGCAATGTGTTGATGAGTCTTCTGGGGCTTCTGGTGGACTCAGGCAAGCGTTTTGCTTCCATCGCCGACATGAACGTGGGCGACATGAATCAGGCGATGCCGGTGGGAACGACGGTGGCGCTGTTGGAGCGCGGGACCAAAGTGATGTCCGCGATCCACAAGCGATTACATTACAGCCAGCGCGTTGAGTTTCAGCTGCTCGCGCGTGTGTTCGGGGAGTTTCTGCCGCCCTCTTACCCCTACGCTACCGGATCAGGTCCGCAAGAAATTAAAGCTGCTGACTTCGACGGCCGTGTCGATGTGTTTCCCGTTAGCGACCCCAACATTTTTTCACAAAGCCAGCGCATCACGATGGCGCAAGAACTGTTGCAGCTGGTGCAATCGAACCCACAGGTGCATGGTCCCCAGGGCGTATATGAGGCTTACCGCAGGATGTACAACGCACTTGGTGTCGATAACGTAGAAAGCTTGCTGCAGCCCCCGGCCCCACCTCCGCAACCCATGCCAATGGACGCCGGGATAGAAAACGCAGGACTCTTAGCGGGTCAGCCACAACAAGCTTTCCCCGGTCAAAACCATAGGGCGCATATTGACGTGCACCGCTCTCTGTTTTTGACAGAGATCGTCAAACAAACGCCCGCGATCCAAGCGCTAATTATTTCGCACTGCATGCAGCACTTACAGTTTATGGCTACAGAGATGGCTGCAGAACAGCTGCCGCCTGAGCTTCAGCAGCAAATGGCCCAGCTCGAGCAGGCGGTCATGTCGGGGCAACTTCCGATGGAGGCCGCGCAACCCCTGCAACAGCAAGTGATGCAGGTGCAAGAGCAAATATCGTCCCCGATACTTGCAGAGCTCACGCAGGACTTCTTGCTGAGCATAGGCCAAGCATCCGAGGAGGATCCGTTGGTGGCCATCCGACAGCGCGAGCTTGATATCCGAGAGGCGGAAATGCAGCAAGACGCAAGAGAGTTCGACGCGAAAGAAGGCGCCAGAGCTCAAGAAAAACTGCTCGAAAGAGAAATAGCACGCGAGCGTCTCAGTGTACAAAAAGATATCAACGATGAAAAAATGGATCTTGCGATTCAAAGATTAGCGCAGCAGGCAGATCTCAAAATGTTAGAGTTGCAGGCAAAATTTGGCTTCAGAGTGTAGGAGATAATCATGCCCTTGAAAAAAGGTAAGTCGCAGAAGGCTATCAGCGACAACATCAGGACCGAGATGAAAGCCGGTAAACCTCATAAGCAAGCGGTAGCCATCGCCATGAGGACTGCAAAAATGGCTGGCGGCGGCGAGGTAAAGCGCACTCGCAAAAAAATCAAAGGCGGCGGCGCCGCAACGAAAGGTCTGTTTTTCTACGAGATTGACTAATGGATGATGTCGGCCTTGCGAATCGGGTGCGCTCTGTCATGCGCGAAAGAGAAAAGCTTATCAACGAAATGCTGATGTCGGGTGCACTCCGTGATATGGAGCAGTACAAAGTTGCAATCGGAGAGCTGACCGCGTTAGGATTGATCGAGGAAACGATTAAGAAATTTTTTAAGGAGTCCTGATGCTCGCAGACAAAGCTTATGTCGAATCCGACAAGCTAGTATTAGACCCGAGTCTACTTGAAAAAACTGTAATAGAGCGCTTGCCCGACCCTGCTGGGTGGAGGATGCTGGTGCTCCCCTACCGAGCGCAGCCGAAAAGCAAAGGGGGGATACATCTTACAAAAGCCACCGTGGACCAAGAGAGCTTAGCGACGGTGGTGGCCTATGTATTAAAGATGGGCCCCTTATGTTTCAACGATAAGGAAAAATATGGGCCTGAGCCCTGGTGCACCGAAAAGCAATGGGTGCTTATTGGCCGTTATTCGGGATCCCGGTTTAGGCTGGAGGACGGAGAAGAAATCCGCATCATCAATGATGATGAAGTAATTGGCACCATACTCAATCCTGATGACATAGTGAGTCTGTAATGAACGATCAAACCGCAGCAGTACCAGCAGAAGAAGAAATTCAGATCGAAATCACCAATGATTTGCCAGCCCCAGATCAAGAGCTAGATCGGCATACGAAAAATGTTTCTAAACGTGTCAATAAGCTGAATCAAAGGGCGCGAGAGGCGGAGCAGCGCACAGAAGCATACGCAAACGCTTTGCAGCAGAAAGAGCAAGAGCTGCAACAAATGAAGGGCTTGTTCGTTCAGCAAAGTCAGGCAACTCTTGCAGCAGAAGAACAGAAAATTAAGGCGCAAGAAGCCTCAGTCGATGACATCTACAAAAAAGCGGTGGAGTCAAGTGACGCCGATTTGATGTCCAAGGCGACCACTCTGAAAAATGATATCGCGATAAAAAAAGAGAAACTGAACGTCGCTAAGGCACAATATCAGGCAACACAACAACCGATTCCCGATCAGAGCCAATATCAAGCCTATGAGCAGCCTGCCCAGCAACCAGCCCCTCAGCAAATCCCGCCTCCAGAACCGACGCCTGAGGCGTTAGCTTGGTGGGAAAAAAATCCTTGGTATGGTGACGCTTCTAGTCAGGACACGATTGAGGCAACACAATACGCGAGCAAAGTGAATGAGTATTTGATTCAAGAAGGATTTGAGCCTGATAGCGAAGAGTACTATGATGAATTAGATAAACGCATCAGCAGAAGGTTTGCTGATGTGGTGGAGAGCGGTAGAGCTCAAAGCAAGGTCGCGGAAGCCGACGTACAGCCCACCGTGCAAAGGGTTGCGTCAGCCACTTCAAGTGGTCGGCCACAAACACGAGCCGAGAAGAACAGTGTTGGTTTTTCGGAAAGCGAGCTCGCTCGCCTTAAGTCTCTTAAGCCGCACAACATGGAGTTGAATGACTTCTTGAAACTTGCGGCGAAAGAAAAGCTGAAAATTCAGTCGAGAGGAGAGCGATGATGGCAGAAGCGAAAAACACACGTTCGAGTCGTGACTCTGGGACGCACGATAAACAGTCCCGCAGACAGCCCTGGAGGCCAGTTCGCAAACTAGAAGCTCCCCCGGCGCCACCGGGATTTGTGTATAGGTGGATCCGCGAGAGTATGCTTGGAGATATGGATGCAGCAAATGTCAGCCGTAGGCTGCGAGAAGGCTGGGAATTAGTGAAGTCTACTGATTTGCCTGCTGAGCTTCGTCCACTGTTTCCGGCACTAGAAAGCGGCCGGCACGCAGGGGTGGTCCACAACGAGGGACTGCTTTTGGCGAAAATGCCACAGGACACCGTCGATGAGCGTAATAATCATTACGCTCAGAAAAACGTGGAAGCAATAGAGGCGCTGGATAACAACGTCTTTAATGAAGCTGCGCGGGATGGTCGCTATGTGAAATTTGATCCAAAGAGGAGCAGTTCCGTCACCTTTGGCAAGCAGTAAATAGGAGAAAGACATGGCGAATAAAGACGCTGCGTTTGGCTTACGACCTGCTCGAATGATGGGTGGCGCTCCGTTTAGTGGAGGACAATCACGGTATCGAATCGCAAACAACCAGAGTGGTGCTATTTTCCAAGGAGACTTGGTCAAGCAGCTCACTGGTGGCACTGTTTCTCGAGCCGCGGCTTCTTCCACTGTACCTGTAGTCGGCGTTTTTAACGGCGTGCAGTATACGGACCCAACCAGCAAAGAGACGGTTTTTGCAAATCACTATCCCGGCGCGATAGCCGCGGATGACATAATCGCTTTTATCATTGATGACCCCAACGTCGTATTTGAAGTACAGGCCGATGACACCTTCCCGGTGGCTGACCTGTTCGGCAATTTCGACATCGTGGATCAATCGACGACAGGCGATACAACCTCTGGCAGATCGAACATGGAATTGGACGTAACGACGGGTGCTACAACTACGACGTTGCCGCTCAAGGCTATTGATATCAGCCAGGACCCCGATAACTCTGACGTTGCAAGTGCCAACACCAACGTAATGGTTGTAATTCAAAACCATATCGCAGGTGTGAAAGGCGCTGGCTTAGCTTAAAGGAGGCTGACTCATGGCGATTTCTAGAGCGCAACTAGCGAAAGAATTGGAGCCAGGATTGAACGCCCTCTTTGGGCTTTCTTATGATCAATACACAAACGAATTCGAGGAAATCTTTGCTATCGAAGATAGTGAAAGAGCCTTTGAGGAAGAGGTGTTAATCAGCGGGTTTGGAAGTGCGCCTGTGAAGACGGAGGGAGCCGGCGTTGCATTTGACACGGCGACTGAAGGTTTCACTGCCCGTTACACGCACGATACGATTGCTTTGGCGTTCAGTCTTACCTCTGAAGCAATTGAGGACAACCTGTACGACTCTCTAGGACGTCGTTATACGAAGGCGCTTGCGCATTCAATGGCGAATACCAAGGAAGTTAAGGGTGCAGACGTACTGAACAACGGCTTCAACAGTAGCTTTGCTATTGGTGATGGTCAGCCGCTGTTCTCCACTGCGCATCCGCTCTCAGGTGGCGGCACATTAGCTAATCGTGCTGTCACTATGGCAGACCTCAATGAGACCTCTCTGGAGGACGCATTGATCGACATCAGCACCTTTACTGATGATCGCGGTCTCACCATCTCTGTGAGAGCTACTAAGCTGGTGGTTCCGCCGCAGCTTGTGTTTGTTGCTGACCGTATCTTGAACTCTACCCTGAGATCAGGAACTGCGGACAACGACATCAACGCAATCCGTAACACCGGCGTGCTGCCTGGTGGCTACACGGTAAATCACTACCTCAGTGATCCTGATGCTTACTTCATTTTGACCTCGGTCACTGAAGCAGGCGAAGGTCTGAAGATGTTCCAGAGGACTCCTATGGAAACCTCAATGGAGCCTGACTTCAGCACTGATAACGTGCGCTACCGTGCGCGCGAGCGATACTCTTTCGGGGTGTCAGACCCCCGCGGGGCGTATGGCTCACAAGGTGCGTAAAGGAGAGTTTTCTCCGAGAAGGGGCTTCGGCCCCTTTTTTTTATTCTCTGTATTGATACACTGCAAAGGTCTTATGGTCCCCGCATGGTGCGGTGGCTGGTTCAAAGGAGAACTGTAATGACTACTCACTTTACTTCTGGCGTTACTAACGTCGGCGCTGGCAGCACTATGGGCCGCTTAAAAATGCCGGCTCTTGCTAAATACCACTTCTAT